GGCGCTATCGTCAGATCACGTCGCGCTCGTCACGTTTGCCAAGCTGGAGTTCCCGTCTGGGACGTTGTACCTGCACAACTCCATCGGCACTTACACATGGGGTGGGAATGATTGGCTGGGTACTGGCGACCTTGGCGAAATCAGCCAGCTTGAAGAAGGCGCGGAGATCAGCCCGTACAAGATCACGCTCTCACTCTCTGGATTGGACGCAACGATCTCAGGCGCTGCGCTCACTGAAGACTACTACCTTCAGCCTGTCACGGTTTATCTAGGCGTCCTGAACGCTAATGATGTGCTGATCGCTGACCCGACTATCGTTTGGGAAGGCGCGATGGATCAGATGGAGCTAAGTGTAGGCGCGGCTGACGGGGATGTAATTGTTCTGACCGCTGAGTCTGAGCTTGCGCGTTTTGATAAAGCATCAAACCTGAAGTACACCGACGCGCAGTTGCAATCCGACTCCGCTGGCTCTCTGGGTTTTGAGTTCATGGCTGACATCGAGGGAGCAAAGATTCGGTGGGGTGATCCAAACTCTGATGCTGTTGCTGGCGGGCCTGCGAACCCGAATATATACGACAACATCAACGTAAATCCGAGGGGCTGATGAGAGTCCATGCCGCACTCAATAAGTGGCAAAAGCGCGATTTCAAATATGGCGATGCCGACTGCTGCCAGTTCATCGCCTTTGTTGTCAAAGAGCTAACGGGTAAAGACTATTCTGCTGGGTTTCAATACGAGTCGGAAGCTCAGGCTGAATTACTGGTGGGGAGAGAGGGCGAGCTTGTCGATTTCATCGGGAGCATATTGGGCGAACCGAGCGACGAATTGAAGGATGGTGACCCATGTATTGTTGCCGCGCCGATTGTCGGTCAGGTTTGTGGAATTAAATTGAGAGACAAGGTGGTCTGCTTAACAAGCAAAGGGTTCGCGCAGATACCCGACCGTTATCTTGTCTCAGGATGGAGCGTCTAAGTGCCACAGGTAATCATCGGGGCGTTAGTCAAAGTTGGCACAGCAGTGGTTGCTGCCGTAGGCGCTGCTGGCGTTTATAGCACCGCCACGCTTGCTGCTATTGGCGGCGCAACCATCGCGGTGGGAACCGCTCTTGCTAATGCGGCTATGAAGTCGTTACTGCCTGATCTTTCTATGCCTCAATCGGACACAGACAGATCCAGACAGCAGACGGTTAGAGGCACGATTGAACCCCAGAAAATGGTCTATGGCGAAGCCTTGGTATCTGGCCCGATCTTCTTTGTAGGAGTAGCAGGAACCGATAACCGCGAACTGTATCACTCCATCGCTCTCACTGGGCATGAGGTAGAGGACATCACGGATGTCTACTTCGACAACGAGAAGATCTTTGACGCGCAGATTGATTTCCAATCCAGAGTTACTGCTGGGACGTTTGGCCCGATTGACAGCGACACGATATGCCAGATTGAACGACAGACAGGGGCATCAAACCAAGCTGCTGCATCATTGCTTAGAGGTGCATTCCCATCGGTTTGGACTACATCGCACACCACGCCCAACATCTCTTGCATCACAACTCAATGGGTTAGAACAGACGGTTCTCAGGAACTGTGGGACAGACTGACACCGCGAGATATTAAGGCGCTGGTGAAGGGTAAGAAGGACATCTATGACCCTCGCCTCGACACATCAGCAGGCGCAAATCCAACGAATGCTTCGTACCAGCAGTGGACAGACAACCCCGCTCTATGTGCGGCTAATTATCTGACAGACACCACGTTTGGATTGTCAGTACCTGTAGCCAAGATTGATTGGGACGCAGTAGAAACAGCGGCGGACGCTTGTGACGTGTTGGTCGCCATCCCTGGTGGTACGCAAAAGCGATTCACTGCCAACGGCGTTTTGTTCGCTACTGACTCGCACCGAGCCAACATCAACAAGCTGATGTCTGCGATGAACGGCTCACTGGTGTATTCCAACGGCGTTTACACAATCAGAGCGGGAGTGTACGAGGCACCAACGGAGAGTTTGGATGAAGACTCACTTGCAGGCCCGATTTCGGTTAGAACGTCGGTGGAGCGCGGTGATCGTTTTAATACAATCCGCCCGATATTTATTGACCCCTCCCAGCAGCACAAGAGTGTCGAGGCACCAGAAGTCGCTCTTACAGCAGCGGTTAGCCGAGATAACAACGAAACATTGATCCGTGATGTGCAACTGTCCTTCACGAACACGTCGTACATGGCGCAGAGGATCGCGCACAAGCAGATCCAACTGACAGACCAGCAGACCGTCCTGACCTTCCCGACGAACCTGTCAGGGCTTCGTGTGGACGTTGGCGACAGGGTTAGCGTCACAGTCTCGGAACTGAACTACAGCAACAAGGTATTCCGTTGTGCTGGTTGGTCGTTCTCAGATACTCAAGACGGCGTGGTCAATCTGACGCTGTTGGAAGATGACTCTGGCTCCTACGCAGACCCGACTTCTGGTGAATACAGCACCCGCTCACCCTCTGGCACTATCACACAAGGCTTCCGTGGTGTACCTGACCCACAGAACCTGACGGCTACGTCCGGCCTAAAGCACATCGAATTGAATTGGACGAACCCAAGTAACCCGAAGCTGTTTGAAACCATCGTGGTTTACGCATCGGCTGACTCGTCTTGGGCCAATGCTTCATTGATTGGTGAGACCAGGGGGACGCAGTTCTTCCACGACGCAGCGAACCCGACTGACCCATTATCGGTTGGTGATACCCGATACTACTGGGTGCAGGCATTCGCCTACGCTGGCGACAAGAACAGCAGTCAGAGCTTCGTCAGATCCGATAGAAACCCAGACAACGATACCTCCACTATCGTAGCTACCGTTGGCCCAAACAATCCGGACTATTCTGAGATCGTAGACGATACGCCGTCACAAAATCCACCCACCGGACTGACGCTGACAGAAACGACTGTCTTGGGTAACGATGGCTCTGTCCTACCTGCTGTTCAGGTGTCGTGGACTGCCTCTAGCCCCAACACCTACGTCTCGTATTACGAGGTTCAGTTCAAGCAGACTTCGCAGAACGAGATTGACTATGGCTCTGTCGCCAATGCGTACACGGCGACAATCGACTATGGCTCTGTGGCTGATGCCACCACCCTCGAATTGAACTATGGGGGAGTGAACGAGGCTATCACCGGCGCAGGCGCTGAGTTCTCGTCTGTGAACGTCCACGGCACCAGTACCGTGATCGCTGGCATGAAAGAGCTTGAGGAGTTCACGTTCAAGGTTCAAGCGGTAACGTTTACCGGCAAGGTTTCTGGCTTCATCACCGAGACATTGACCTTGCAGGGCGATCAGACGGCTCCAGCTATCCCATCCAGCATTGTGGCGACAGGCGGCATTCAGCAAATCAAGCTCGATTTTGAATTGCCATCTGACTCAGATCTGGCCTATGTCGAAATATTCGAGAACATTGTAGATAATCTGCCCAGCTCAAGCCTGATTGTTCGCACGAAGTCAGACCAGCACACAGTCACGGGTCTAGGAAACGATGTCACCCGATACTATTGGCTGCGAAGTGCTGACCGATCTGGGAACCTGTCTGGCTTCAGCGCGTCGTTCTCCGCTACCACACAGAAGATTGTGCTGGATGATTTCGCGCAAGATGTCTTGGATGAGTTCGCTGCTGGCGATGCTTTCGGTATTGAGCCGGTATCTACGCTCTCAGGCGTTACAGGGTCGCATGTGGGGCAGATTAAGTTCCTGACAACCACAAACACCTTGTACGTTTGGACGGGCACGGCGTGGTCTACAGACTTGTTCACGGCATCAACAGTAGACCCCGGCTCTATCACTGCCGCTTCGTTTGCTTCTGGTGTTGAACCAATCTCTGCGGTTACGAGCCTGCCCTCTCCCACTGGTTACACAGGGCCGTCTTTGGTATTCCTGACGAGCGACAAGAAGCTCTACCGCTACAACTCGTCGGTTCCAGAGTTCACGGCTGCGATAAATACGACAGACCTGACCGGCACCATCGAGGCTGATAACTTTGCCACGAACCTGAGACCAGTAGAGGTTGTCAGCGCCTTACCGTCAACAGGTTTGACCGAAGGGCGAGTGGTTATCCTGACCACTGACAACGACAAGATGTATCGCTACACCGGCACGTCTTGGACAAAGGCCATATCTGCTGCCGACATGGACGACCAAATAGCAGCGGGACAGATTGCCGCAAATGCGGTTACTGCGGGGAAGATTCGAGCGGGAGCGGTGTCTACAACCAAACTCTCGGCTTCAGCCGTCACAGCAGCCAAGGTGAATGTCTCCGAATTGTTCGCCGACACTGCGGTTATCGGTGCGATCCAAGCCTCGTCGATAACAACGTCTGCCGTGGTCAGCGCCATCGGTGACTTTGAGTTCATCCAATCAGACAACATCAAATCGAACGCCATCACTGGCGGTAAGATATTGGCTGGAACCATCTCGGCAGATAAGCTAGGTGTTAATCAGCTATCGGCCATCTCTGCGGATGTTGGGACGATAACGGCAGGCACTATCAACGCTGATGTCATCAAGTTAGACAACCTCACGATGGATACAGATGCCAACAACAATCTCGTCATCAAGTCTGGCGGGGTGAACACCACTCAGATCGCTACTCACGCGGTGAGTCTGACGGCTAACGCTTACACCGCTGGTGGCATCACAACCGGAGGTGGTAGCACACAAGTTCAATCCGTGACGTATACGTCAGCAGGAACAGACGCCTACATAATGGTGAATCTGGGCTTTGTGGGCGGTAGTGTTGGTGGAACGTATACAATCGGATTTGATGTTTTTGACGGTAGCACACTCATTCACAACGTCCCCTCTCGCACCTATGCAAACGGGGTCACAGGGCAGATTGGCTTCTCATTCACACACTCCCCCAGTGCGGGCAGTAGGACAATTAGCGTTAACGCCAAGACAGGGGTATTCACCCTGTTCAACAGAGGCATAACCATTATCGAGTTGAAGCGATGAAGAATTTTGTGGTCTACAACAGCGCAGGCGAGATCCTGCGTACCGGCAGGTGCCAAGATGCAGACTTCACATCTCAAGCGGGAGAGGGTGAGAGCGTCATCGAGGGCGCAGCAGATGATACGACACAGCACATTATCGACGGTGTAGTGTCGAACAAGGCTCAAGCCTATGAAGTGGAAGGTCTGGTACGTTCAAAGCGCGACCAAATGCTGATGGGCACCGATTGGACGCAGGCAGCAGACTCACCGCTAACCCAAGAAAGACAGGTACAATATCGTGCCTACCGGCAGGCTCTGCGGGACATTACATCACACGCGAACTGGCCCAATCTGAACGACACAGACTGGCCCACACTGGAGAACTAGATGGCTACTCAACTACAGATCAGACGTGGCACCAGCACACAGGTAGCCGCATTCACAGGGGCAGAGGGCGAGATCGTTGTCAACACGACCAACGATTCCGTTCATGTCAACGACGGCTCCACAGCGGGTGGATTCGAGCTTGCGAGA